CCTAATTAGGTTGCCCCGCTTCGGCGGGGCGCTTATCTTGAAAGGATAAATCATGCCTAATACTAAAGCCGTTGGCGTAGCTTTCGCCGATCCACAGTTCGACAGTCTGTCGGTTACTGGCAATACCGGTCTTTACGGTGTTACCCCAGTTGCTCAAGCTGCCGCTATTACTGCTGTTACAAACACCGCTACGGGTACTGAACTGGCTACTGCCATCAATGCTCTGCGCGTTGCTTTGAAAAACATCGGTATCACTGCCTAACTAGCAAGATGGGGGCGTTAAGCCCCCTTCTAATAAAATGCCAATTATCTATCTAAAACATCCCATTCACGGTGCTAAAGTTGCTACAATGGAGATGGAAGCTGAGGCTGATGAACAAAACGGCTGGGTGCGTTATAATCCAGACGAAATCATTGAAACTCCGGCTTTTTTGCAACAACCGCAAGAATCGGTAAACCAGCTCGAACAACCCCGTAGAGGGCGTCCGCGCAAAACAGTAGAGGTCTAAAATGGCTACCACCGCATACGATCAGATTGTTGCCGCATTACGGTTAATCGGACAACTTGCGGAAGGTGAATCGCCATCTGCGGATACCGCAAATGATGCTTTAAGTGCCATGAATCAAATGATTGATTCGTGGAACACTGAGCGTTTGGCTGTATTTTCGACACAAGATCAGGTATTTACTTGGCCTGCTGGCACCCTTAGTCGCACATTGGGTCCAACTGGTGATTTTGTTGGTAATCGCCCTGTCCAGCTTGACGATGCTACTTATTTCCGTGATGCGTCAACAAACGTATCCTACGGTATTAAATTCATCAATCAGCAGATGTATGATGGGATTGCCGTTAAAACGGTGACATCCACATATCCGCAAGTCATGTTTACCAATATGACTTTCCCAGACATTGAGATGTACATTTATCCGGTGCCGATGAGGTCTTTGGAGTTTCATTTCATTTCTGTTGAAGAATTGAATAAACCGGCAACACTGGCTACAAATCTAACTTTCCCGCCGGGTTATTTGCGTGCATTTAAGTATAACCTGGCTTGCGAAATTGCCAATGAATTTGGCGTAGAGCCGCCGTTGACTGTTCAACGTATTGCCATGTACAGCAAGCGTAATCTTAAGAGAATCAATAATCCAGATGACGTAATGGCGATGCCTTACGGTATTGTTGCCAAACGTCAGCGTTTCAACGTGTACGTTGGTAACTACTAATGCCTAGCATTAAAACTCCCATCCTCGGCCAATCTTATGTCGCACGCAGCGTTAATGCTGCTGCTGATGTAATGATGAATCTTTTTCCAGAGGCAGTTCCGGGAGAAGGATTTGAAGCTGGTTTTCTGAATCGAGCACCTGGTTTGCGTAAACTCGCAACCGTCGGTAAAGGTCCAATTCGCGCCCTTTGGTCACATCAAACAAACGGCGAAGATGCCTATGTGGTATCTGGCAGCGAAGTGTTTAAGATTGACAAAAGCTACTATGCCACTAAATTAGGCGATGTTACTGGTACTGGTCCGGTATCGATTGCCGATAATGGTTATCAGCTTTTCTTTGCTTGCAATCCTGACGGATTTATTTACGACGAAAACGCCAATACATTTACCAAAATCACAGATCCTGATTTTCCCGGAGCTGTGACTGTAACCTTTTTAGACGGTTATTTCGTATTTAATGAGCCAAATAGTCAGCGTATGTGGATTACATCGTTGCTAGACGGCACAATGGTTGATCCGCTAGATTTTGTTAGTGCAGAAGGTTCGCCGGATTTGCTGCAATCGGTAATGGCCGATCACCGTGAATTGTGGGCCTTTGGTACAGATACCGTCGAAGTTTGGTATAACGCCGGTACATCACCTTTTCCACTTCAACGGATTCAAGGTGCATTTAATGAAACTGGATGTTTAGCTCCTTTTACGGTGGCTAAGTTAGATAACACGCTTTTCTGGCTTGGTAATGATCCTCGTGGTTACGGAATAGTGTATCGCGCCAATGGGTATCAGGCTCAGCGAGTATCCACTCACGCTATTGAATACGCTATTCAGCAGTATGGCGATGCGTCAAATGCGATTGCTTATACTTATCAGCAAGAAGGTCATGCTTTCTATGTGCTGATTTTCCCAACGGTTGATAAAACATGGGTATTTGATGTATCAACTGGAGCTTGGCATGAGCGTGCTGGATTTGAAAACGGATTTTTCACTCGCCATCGGTCAAATTGTCAAACAAACTTTCAAAATCAGACAATAGTGGGTGATTACCTGAACGGTAACATTTACGCTTTTGATTTGAATGACTATACAGACAATGGTGCGGTGCAGAAATGGGTACGTTCATGGCGTGCCTTGGGTCAAGGTCAAAATAATCTAACTCGTACCGCACATCATTCACTTCAGCTTGAGATTGAATCAGGTGTTGGTCTTAATACAGGTCAAGGATCAGATCCTCAAATTATGCTTCGCTGGTCAGATGATGGTGGTCATACTTGGTCTAATCAGCATTGGGTTTCTGCGGGTAAAATTGGTCAGTATTTCCGTCGGGCTATTTGGCGTCGTTTGGGTATGACCACAAAACTTCGAGATCGAGTTTATGAGATTTCTGGTACAGATCCTGTGAAAACAGTTATTCTAGGGGCTCAATTGATTGCGAGTCCGACAAATGGATAATGTAACCAACATCCCAGCCCCACGGGTACCCCTTGTTGATCCAGCAACTGGTCTAATTTCTAATGAATGGTATCGATTTCTGCTCAACATTTTTACGTTGACAGGATCTGGTAGCACAACGATTAGTCTTAATGATCTTCAAGTGGGCCCTCCTGTTCAGGAATCGACTGGTGGTGGTGGTACAGGTGATGTCATTGGTCCTGGATCATCCACGGACAACGCTCTTGTTCGATTTGATGGCGTAACTGGTAAATACATTCAAAATGGTCTTATTACTGAAGATGACACCGGTAATCTGAATAGTATTCTTTCGGAGCAATTTGCTGACGGAACTGCTGTAACTGCTGCTGCCGGTAAACAATGGTATAACGGCACTACAGGCTCATGGAACTTGGGCATGGGTGGTGGCAATATCACCCAGCAAGTTGGTGAAGAGTTTTTCCGTTATGGAAAAGCATCATCTGCTATTTCTGATACCAATCTTCAGTTAGTTTATAAAACAGGTGTAGTTGGTGCTTCTGGTGTTATTACATTTGCGCCAACAATCGCAGGTATTACAGATCCCGATCAGATTCTCGGGATTGCTACTGAATCCATTGCTTTAAACGGATTCGGACGTGTCACTACAATGGGTATAGTTCGCGGTATTAACACTACCGGATCTGTTTATGGTGAGACGTGGGCTGATAATGACGATATTTGGTATAACCCAGTCACAGGTGGTTTAACAAAAACCAAACCGGTAGCGCCAAATATTAAACTTCAAATCGGAACTGTCATTAACGCTGGTTCTGGTGGGTCTGGCTCATTTAACGTAAAACTTGGATCAAGTTCTTCTTTAGGTGGTACCGACAGTAATGTGCAATTTACTACCCTTAGCGGTGGTCAATTACTATCTTATGATCAAACCGCCGGATATTGAAAAAATATCAATCTGACAGATGGTACTGGCATTAGTATTACGGAAGCTACTGATGGCACCATTACAGTAACTAACACGTCTCCGTCTAGCGGTGGCACGGTTACGTCTGTAGGAATGACAGTGCCGACTGGTCTTTCTGTCAGCGGGTCTCCGATTACAGGATCAGGGACTTTCGCGGTTACTTATACGGCAGGTTACTCAATTCCGACTACCACATCTCAGACAAACTGGGATACGGCTTATTCCGAGCGTTTACAGTGGGATGGCGGCAGCACCAATCTTGTGGCTTCCACAGGACGCACATCGCTTGGTGGCACCACAGTTGGTCAAAACTTCTTTACTCTGACGAATCCTAGTGCAATCACATTTCCACGGATTAACGCTGACAATAGCGTTTCCACACTGTCCGCATCTGCTTTCCGTACTGCGATTGGTGCCGGTACAGGTGATGGTACGGTTACATCGGTCAGCGGTACAGCACCGATCGCATCCAGTGGCGGCACAACCCCTGCGATTAGCATTAGTCAAGCCGGTACTTCAACAGATGGTTATTTGAGCAGCACAGACTGGAATACGTTTAACAGCAAACAACCTGCTGGTACTTATGTGACATCTGTCGGCGCTACAAGTCCTGTGGCTAGTTCTGGTGGTACAACTCCGACTATCAGTATGCCGCAGGCTACTGGTTCGGTTAGCGGTTATTTGAGCAGTACGGACTGGAATACGTTTAATAATAAGCAGCCTGCTGGTACCTATGTAACCAGTGTAACTGGTACAAGCCCAATCACTAGCTCTGGTGGTACTACACCTGCTATTGCGCTGGCCTCCGGTTATGGTGATACGCAGAATCCTTACGCCAGTAAAACTGCCAATTACTTTTTAGCTGCTCCAAACGGGGTTGCTGGAGTACCGACTTTCCGTGCAATGGTGGCCGCTGATGTCCCTACACTGAATCAAAATACCACTGGAACAGCCTCGAATGTGACCGGTGTGGTAGCAATTGCCAACGGCGGCACGGGTCAAACTACTCAAACAGCGGCTTTTGACGCACTGGCTCCGACTACTACCAAAGGCGATATTATTGTATCAAACGGTACCGATAATGTCCGACTCGGAGTAGGGACAGATACTTATGTGCTAACAGCGGATTCCACCGCTGCATCTGGTGTAAAATGGGCTGCTGCTTCTGGTGGTAGTTCTAATATCACCACTTACGGAATGTGGGAAAATGCCAAAACAATTAGCGCAAATTACACTATTGCTACCAATAACAATGCGGTATCAGCTGGTCCGATTACTATTAACACAGGAGTCACAGTGACTGTTCCGACTGGTAGTAACTGGACTATTGTATAACATTGAAATTCTGATAGACTAATGAAAACCCCAGAGGTGTTCCTATGACAACAGCTTTATCACCAACCGCGAAACAGCAGTTTTTCGATGCAGCCGGGGTACCTCTGGTTGGCGGCAAACTTTACACTTACGCGGCTGGAACTTCGACACCATTAGCCACTTACGTCGATTCAGCAGGTGTTACAGCTAATACTAATCCAGTCATCATGGACTCCCGTGGTGAAGCAAATATCTGGCTGCTGCCAGGACTGGCGTACAAATTTGTTCTCAAAGATCCTGACGATACAACGATCTGGACTGTTGACAACATCGATCTGGGCATTAACTTTGCCAATGTGATCATTACCGGCGGCACAATTAATGGTGTGACGATTGGTAATATCACACCAGGTCCAGCGACATTTACGACTCTTAGAGCCACAGGTAATGTGACTTTTGATGGCACGGGTCAGATGGAGATCCCGTCTGGTCTGACAGCAGATCGTACTGCTACACCGTCTGACGGCATGATCCGTTATAACGAGACTGTCAATAAGTACGAAGGTAATGCCACTGTAGCAGGCGCTTCAATTCTTACACTGACTCGATCTGGTACTACCGCTACATTAACTACTAGCTCAGCTCACGGATTGTCCACTGGTGATTATGTTACAGTTTCTGGGGTAACGCCTTCAAACTTTAACAGTTCGTATGAGATTACTGTAACTGGCTCGACTACGTTCACTTATGTAATGGGTTCTATCCCATCAACTGACGCGACTGTTTTGGGTAGCTATGTTGTTCATCAGTGGCTTCAGTTTACTAATCAGGATAGTTTGACTGGTGCTGCGTGGCTTCCGTCTGGTACCACTGCTCAGCGTCCTGCTAAAGCGTCTGCTGGCTTCTTCCGTCACAACTCTTCTCTTTCCCGTTTTGAAGGCTATAATGGGACAAATTGGGGATCGGTAGGCGGTGCTACCGGTGGTGGCAATGATGCAATTTTCTACGAAAATGGGCAGACTGTGACAGCAGATTACACAATCACCACTGGTCAAAATGCGATGTCAACTGGTCCGATTACGATTAACACCGGTGTCACTGTTACAGTGCCGACTGGTTCTAACTGGGTGATTCTATAATGGCCGGACAACTTACAATCGACACATTAAAAGCATCCAGCGGGGTGCTGGCTACGCAGAACGGGATGACCGGTATTGCTAAAGCGTGGGTAAACTTTGCTGGGGCAAGCGGAACAATTAGCGGGTCATTTAATGTTTCAAGCGTTACCAGAACAGCAACTGGTCGATATGGCATCAATTTTACAACAGCAATGCCAGATGCAAATTATGCGTTTGTTGGGTCATATAAAATAAGCACAGGAAGCATAGGAAACCCTCTGCAAATTTGTGTTGACGAAGGGGTTTCGCAAACAACGTCTAAATGCAGTATTTTCACAAGATATTATAATCAAGTTGACTTTGACCCAACTTTGGTTTATGCGGCTATTCTTGGAAATTAAGGACAAATCATGGCAGGTACTATCTATCTGGTAACCAACAATCTGAACGGCAAGCAATATGTCGGTCAGACTGTTATGCTGGATAATCGTGTCGGTCATGGCAAGATGGTCAAACAAGCCTATAAGAAACACGGCAAACAGAACTTTGAGTACCAAGCGATTAAAAGAAAAATTGCTGACGCAAACACCATGAACTATCTGGAACGCTTCTGGATTGAAACCGCTGGTTCTCGTATCCCAAACGGATACAACATCGAACACGGTGGTCGGCGTGACGAACGGATTGCAGACGAAACCCGTGCGCTGATGTCAGCTAAAAGCAAAGGCAACAAATATCGTCTAGGCACAAAGCAGTCACCAGAAACCCGTGCGCTAATGTCTGAAATGCGAAAAGACCCGTCACCAGAACTGCGCCAGAAATGGTCTGATGCTCGTAAGGGCTTTAAGTTTTCTGAAGAAACTATAGAGAAAATTCATGCTGGTAATCAGGGTAAAATCGTATCTGATGAAACAAAGGCAAAGATTCGTGCGGCTCGTGCCAAACAGGTTATAACTGATGAACACAAACGCAAGTTGTCCAAGGCTGCAAAACGCCAGTGGGCTAAACAAAAAGGAGTAGCATAATGGCGGGAACGCTCACAATATCCACGCTTAGCGATGGGACAAACAGCACTTCCAGCACGAACTGTATTCAAGGCAGCGCAAAGGCGTGGGTGAATTTTGACAACTCAACAAGCACTATCCGTGCTTCGTATAACGTCAGCAGTATCACACGGAACGGCACAGGTGACAGCACAGTAAACTACACAAATGCGTTTTCTGACGCGAACTATGCC